TTTAGGCTGATGATCCAATTTCTGCCACCAATCTCTCTTGAGTATAGCACCCTGTTCTGCTGTTGGACGTTGCTGGTATAATGACTCCCATACTCTATCGCCGACTGTCGCTTTGATTTTTTGTAATTTTTCTACGGGATATGCTTCTGGCCACAACGCATCACCACTTGCGTTTATCGCTGGTAAATCTAAAACTTTCCACTTCTCTCCTGAGTTCTCTAATATCCATCCTGCTAAATCTTCTTCGTGCCATCGAGTTTGAATTAGAATAACTTTACCACCTGGCTGTAATCGTGTGTAAGCGACTGACTTATACCACTCGACTAAATTTCTACGTTGAAGCCCTGACTCTGCTTCTTCACGCCCTTTTATAGGATCATCAATAATTAGTAAGTGTGCGCCTCTACCTGTAATAGCACCGCCGGCGCCGACTGCACTATACGTTCCACCATGTACTGTGTGAAAACGTTTAGCAGAGCTTGAATCTTCTCGTAAGCCTACACCTTCAAAGACTGACATAAATTCTTCTGAGCGTATTTGGTTACGTACCTTGCGTCCAAAATCATCAGCCAATTCTTGAGCGTATGTTGATTGTATAACAAATTTTTTAGGATTACGACCTAAGTACCAAGCTGGAAAAAACTCGGAGCATAACATGGACTTGCCATGTCGAGGTGGCATAAATATAGCTAGTCTGTCTATATCGCCTTTCTCCAAACTTTCTAGGTTTTTTGCAATAAGTTTTATATGTGCTGGATCGTTGTATCCAGGGTACATATGTTTTGCATAACCTATAATAGTTTCTTTTGCTCCGGCGTTTGCTTCTTTGGATCGCTGTTTCTCTAATATCTCATAAACTTGTGCTTTGATATTTTTTGGAGCTTTAGGATCCAAAAGAATTGTTTTTGCTTTTTCTATTAATTCAGTTCTCATGTTTTTTCAAATAGTTGTGGTTGAAACTTCTCGATTGGAAAAGATTCAAACTCTATACAAAAAGCGTCAGTTACTAAAGTTGATTTATAGAAATCTGACTGAGATTCGTACAGATTTAAATATTCTACTTGCGCCTCTCTACATTCTATTTCTGTCTTGTAAAGCCAAGCATTGTACTTAACAGAAGGTAAATTAGGAGCAGAGGTAAGAAACAGTAATAACCAGACCTTTATCATCAAATTAGTATATATATTATTTATACATATAACAGCCATTAGTGGTAAAGCTTATTCGTATATAAACAAATCGCCTACAAAACGTACAAACTTTATACGATTTATTACACAGCAAACTTAATACGAATATTTTTTTAGAGATTTATAAATTAGAAATAAAAATAAAAAATCTCTCTCTTAAAAAAGAGAGAGATTAAATTTATTAATTAAGAAATTTTACTTTCGAAGAATTTAATATTTTCTTCTATAGCTTTTCTATTCTTAATAGTTTTATTAGCTTCTAAAAATTCTCTATTCTCTTTTAGAATAGTTTTAATTTCTTCTATATCGTCTTTATCGTTTACGTTTTCTACGATTAACTTAATACTAGATAATTTATTATTAATTCTAGTATCGTAAGAGTAATCTATAGAACGATAATTCGAATTAGAAAAAAGTTCTTCGATAGTCGTAGCGAATTTATTCGCTTCGAATATATCGAAAGATTTTCCTCGTTTAGTATTTACTAAACGAAAAAGAATTTTTCTACTAGCTAATTTCTTAAAACTATTAGGAAATTTTTTATTAGTAGCTTCTTTTTTCATAATTTTTTCTCTCCTTTCTAAGTTAATTATTATACTATTTCGATTAATTAGTAAATACTAAAACTAGTATTCCTAGAATAAATATTAATAAAAATTCTAACATAGTTCTCCTTTCGTTCTTCTAATATAAACTAATAAAAACAGATAAAAACAAGTAAATAACCTCTACATTTTCGTTATTTTTTTACTATAAAAAAATTTTTATAACAGGAGATTATAAAACTTACTTCGTAAGTTTTGTGGAATGTTGATGCTCAATGCTCAACGCTCAAGGCTTAGTGCTCAACTCACCTGGAGGAGGAGGGTGGAGGACTCAATGCTCAAGAAAAAAGGCGCCTGGTTGAGGCGCCTTGATATATGTTTACTTGATTTCTTGAATGAGTTTTTCGAACTTCTTGATGTTCTCTGTTATCTTTTTCTGAACTGCGGTCGGTAAGTCTTTGACTACTTCTTTGTTCTTATTGATAACGGTTTCTAAAGATGTCTTGGTTTTTTCGTTTACGTTGACACCTTCGATGAAACACATAGTATGGAACTTCTTAAAACGGTGGTTGGACTTCGTTTCATATTGCATGTCTAACGGTGTGAAACCATTATTGACTGCGTCTAGTAACGAAGTTGTTGTTTTGTAAAGTTCGTATCGGGCAAAGGCTTTGCCTGATGGTTTCTTTTGATTAATTAAAAGAAACATGATTGCTCTGTTCTCTATCGCTCTGAATGAGGTAGGGAACTTTTTATTAATAGTCTGAGTCATAATAAACTCCTATTTTGATTTTCTTCTTTCTATAACCTTATGTTATAATACTAATATAAACTAATAAAATCATTATTAAACAATTAATTTACAAAGTTATTAACATATGGAAACGGCCCAGGCCGGGCGGTTTGTGGTTGTTGATGTGTGGACAAACATCCGCCGACCGCCGCCGGCGGCGGGAGGACGGAGGTGGAATGCGGACGGCTCAATGCTCAAGCCGCATCACTCAACCGCCGTAGTCTAATTTCAACTTGTCAAGGTAGGTGATCAACTCACCCTCATCCATGTTATCGACTTGTGATACTTTGACATCCTTCTTCTCAACAAGGTACCCCAATAACTGTGCCTTCAACCTCGCAGCCTGGACCGCTGCCCCGAATTGTTTCTTATCGCACGCAGCATCATACAACCCGTCTAGCTTTTTGACCTCTTCTTCGACTGTGTGTACTGTTCTTTGCGTCTGGATCTGACGAGCACGGGTCACGGCCCTCAGAATTTTATCCTTTTTTAGTAGTCGGGTAGCTTGTACGTGAGCTGACGATTCAGCATATCCTGCTTCTAACGCCGCTTGTTTCTTACCTAATCCAGAAATTATGTTATTGACGAACTTCTTTTCTTTGTCTGATAAAATCTTATTTTCAACTTGATTAAATTCAATAATGTTATCCATATAATTAACCTCCAATTTAGCGTATTAGAGGTTAAATGTATAGGTTTTTATTTATCTATGAGGATATCTTCGTAGTTGTCCATGTAGTTTTTAATGTCTTTGAAAGACACGTGTGTTCTAATGTAGAATATAACATTATACCGACCGTCATACATATCTACAATTGTAATGTCCTCTCCTAACTGAGTATTAGGTGTAAGAGGAGCTTGATCATGATAAACAGTAAATGAATATTCTTGAGCACTTCGACCTTTTCCAATCTCTTTTGCTTTACCAATGTCAAGGTCGTCTAGTTGTTTAGATGAACCAAAAACTAGGCTTTGTATTTCTTCTGTTGTCATGAGTTACAACTCCTTAACCCTACCCTCTCTAGTCTATCCAGCCAAAGACCTTTAGCTACAGCTGTTATTTGAGATTGTTCTGTTATTTTATTCTTGTTAAAATATACATTAAGTTCTTCTTCATTTTGATTGCACCACCAAACAAAAGCTTCTTCTTGTTGCTTGGCAGTTAGTTTTGGTCTTACGTGTTTATTTGTAAGTGGCATATCATTCTCTCTTTCTTTTGTTATTATTAATAGTAAACTAATTAAAACAAAATCGTACCAAAAACTATCACTACAACAATAGCGAAAATAGCCACCATTGCACCAGATAGAAATAAAATCAATTCGCGCATTGTTTAAGTACCTCCATAACTTCCTCTCTGTTAGTTTTTCTAGTCATCGCCTCAACTTCTTTCATGATAGCAGGATTACATATGGTAATTATCTCGCCATCTTGATTACTTAAATCTCCTGTGTCTGTTCGTATAGTATAATGACCGTTATCTGAGTTATCGCCATCATCAGGAGTAGCACCTGTGTAAATACTATGCGATATTACAGAATCATAATAATCTATTTTAGGATTATCGTAATCTCCACTAAACCCTTTTATACCTCGCATACTATTATACCTTGAAAGCGATTGTATAAATTGCACCATAACATTTCTTGCTTCGAATCTAGTTAATGGAGTTGCTTGACTAGGATTAATCTTTTGTTTATGTAACATAAACCAGGCGCCAGCAAAATGTGGAAACCACTTGCCACCCCAGTGATGGAACAAACAGATACTACTGTCGCCATCTTTGTCTTGAAATTGTATACTAACTCTATCACCCATGTCGTTTTCCTTTCTTTCTTTGGATTCTCAGAAACTGTGTTTTAGCTTTCTCATATTGCTCTGGAGTAATGAACTCTCGTTCACCATTCGGTCTAGTCAATTGGAAATAAGCTTGGTACCTACCAGATTTAGTCTCATACATCTCTAGCTTTCTAATGTCTGTAAATGGTCCTAACATGTTCTGTATCCTTTCTAGTTGTTAGCATAGGGCATCTGAACGGATAGACGCCCTATAATTATATAATAAAATAATCGAATACAATATATACAATTATTTTAAAGTAAATGTCGCTTTTGGCGATTTACTCTTGGAACCAGATTTATCTCTATCTTCAGTAGCAATAAACCCTCGTTCTCTATCCCAATCCAAGTCGATAGTCTTCCCGCCTTTCGCCAAAAACTCTTTGATAGTAATACCATTTTTGTAATAACCAAATCGTTTCCAACCACCTGACCCTACTCGTTTAGGGTTTTTCGGCACTAGAACTTGGATTCTAGCATCGTGGTCGTATTTCTTTACTCCAGTCATATCGCTTGGAGTCTTAATTACAACGGGCTTTTTAGACCCATTAGTTTTTGTAGTTGACTGCGTTGTAGCCATAAATATCTCCTTTCTACAATTACTATTTATAATATATAATTAATAAAATCAGCAGTATACATTTATTTTAATTAGTAAACATCATAATTAATACTCCAGCAGCTACTATAACAGCTAATGTAAATAAGTCCATAGTTAATTTCCTTTCTATATATAGAGGCCATATCACACTCTCTGATGTATGAGATGAGATTGCGTCTGGTCTCGGGATTAGAGGGATTACTTGTAATTACTATAAGTAATCCCGCAAATTTAGTAGTGGATATAGAGAATCAAGTATTGGGATTAGGGATTGCCATTTAGCGAAATGAAAAATCGTAAAAACCAATATGGCCTCTATATACTAAGGGATTTTTTTCATTAAGTCCCTAAGTTTACCCTCCCACATGCTCAAGTCAGTGGAGGTATCTCGTCTTTTCTTGACCGGGCCATACACGTATGGCTTTTGGTTTTTAACTTTCTCAACTTGACTTACGAGCAACCTAACTCGTTTATCAAAGAGATGTGTATTAGTAGTCATTAGCGTCCTTTCTCATCTGGCCCCGGTTTTTTAGCATCAGGCAATCTTATTTTTCCTGAGCGGCTACGGTTTTCAACCCTAACATAAAGTTACTATGCACGTCTGCTTGAGGCTACCTGGCTAACTTGTATATATCGTTTCAACAAGTAAGAAATAATACTATTTTTTAGTAACATTTAAAACCTTTTTATCTTCAGGCCACCATGGCGGTGCTTTATCGTAGCCACCATACCACTTGGCAAATCTAGACTTTTCTTGGATGTAGAAGTTTTTATAACCTTCTATTGTCGTATCTCTTTTGTATTCTTCTGGCATACATTGAGGAGGATCCGTGAACCCTCGTTCTTCGAACTTGTGATAAAAGTCGTCATCTAATAACATGAAGAAGTCAGTCATTAGTTTACTAGTCTTATGTACTTTGTCGTATCTATATTTATACTGTCTGCATAAAGCTATACCTAGCCATACTAACCATTCGAAATGTTGTCCACTCTTACCTACCCATATAGTTTGTGGATGCTTGGAGAAAGCACCTGTGGTAGACATATTATACCCTAAGTCAATATTTTTCTGACGTGTTACGATGCTAAGCATTTGAGCAGATTCGATAATCATCTTACAAACGTGCTTATCGCAATGCCACTCTGCAGCTTGTATCGGGTCTTTGTGTAAGTAAAAGATATTCATAAACTCCTTTCTAAAAATGTACGCATGCGCCTCTCGCCTACCGGGTCACTCGCATACGTACATGTCATAAGGAAAGATGGACTGATGTGCACTAGTCCGTAGTCTTCCCTTCTTACATGACAGACGGAC